TTAGCATGTATCGAGATTTTGATAAAAGCCGTATCGTGGATCTTTTCGCGGAACACGACTTGATTGTTGGGTTCAACCTAAAGTTTGACCTTGGGTGGCTACTACGTATTGACATCCCTCCTGAGACGTGGTATAATAAACGTCTTTGGGATGTACAGTTGTATCATTTTCTACACACCAACCAAAAAGTAGCCTACCCTAGTCTTGATGGTGTGGCTTACTTCTACGGACTAGAACAGAAATTCGACTATATTAAAACTAACTACTGGAATAAAGGAATTAACACTTGGGACATACCTAAAGATGAACTAGTTGCTTACAACAACCAAGATTTAAGTGTTACTGAACAGTGTTTCTTGAAACAGTATTCTGAACGTATGAGTGATGATAAAAAGTTCACTCTGTTCCGAGTTCAACAAGAAGATCAAAAAGCATTGTTGGAAATGGAGTACAACGGCATGCTTCTTGATGTAGCTGCTTGTTCAAAAGCTGATCAAGAAACCCGTGAAAAAATTGAGGAAAAAGAAAAACAGATTAGATCTCTGTTTCCTCACTTTCGAGATGTTCCAATTAACCTTAACTCAAACGATCACAAGTCGGTAATGTTGTACGGTGGGACTATCATTGACACCGTGCCAGTTGCAATTGGAGTATTTAAAACAGGAGCACGAATTGGACAAGTCAAGTACAAGCAAACAGAGTTTCGGCATGAGTTACCTAGACTGGTTGATCCACTACCAAAAAGTGAGCTTGCTAAACAAGGGTACTACGCAACAAATGACAAAGCTTTAAAGTCTCTTAAGTGCCGAGGCCCGGTCAAGAAACTTATTACTTTGCTTCTTGAACGACAAAAACTAGAAAAGCTTTCTGGCACTTACTTTAAAGGGTGGCCTAACAAACTAGAAGAGTACGGATGGGAACACGACTTGATTCACTCAAGCCTCAACCAGTGCAAAGTAGCTACAGGCCGCCTATCTTCTGATAAACCTAACCAACAGAACGTGCCTCCTGAAATGAAGCACTGCTTTATCACGAGATTCAAATGTTAGTAAATGTTGACGTAAAGGCGCTCGAATGGGTGACAGGTACATGGCTTTCTAACGATAAAACCGCTTATGAGGAAATTTGGAATGGCGCAGATCAGCACACAGACAACCAAGCAAAGTTTGGACTTCCATCAAGACTTATTGCAAAAATCTTTGTGTTTAGGCTTATTTACGGGGGTTCAGCTTATGCGTATGCAAACGACCCTGATTTTGAATCTGTCCGAGGTTCTCAACAGTTTTGGCAAAATGCCATCGATGCTTTCTATGAAAAATACCAAGGATGGGCAAAGTGGCACCACACAATCTTCAAAGCAGTAGTAGAATCCGGCAAGCTGTGTATGCCAACTGGGCGGGTGTTTGAATTTGAGAAAAACCTCAAGGGAGACTGGCCCCGTACTGAAATCCTCAACTATCCAGTTCAAGGTACTGGTGCTGACTTGGTATCAATCGCTAGGCAACTGGCTTGGAGATCTATCAGAGAAGCTAGGCTTCGAGCTATTCCTGTTAGCACTGTACATGATTCTATTGTGTACGATGCTCCTGACAGCGAAGCTCACCTAGTAGGACGCCTTATACTAGAAGCTATCCAAGCAACACCAAAAAGATTTTCAACCCTATTCGACGCAGAGTTTGATCTCCCCTTGACAGGGGAAGTAACAATAGGGTATAATTATAAAGACATGAAAGACATTACAAAGGAACTATATGCTAATTAAAATTATCTCAATTGAAGCAGACTACGCTGTAGCCAAGAACGGTAACCCGTACAAAGTAGTTACTGCTGTGTACAAAAACCGTGACGGTAAAGTGGAAAGCAAAAAGCTGATGCCGTTTGGAGACACCAAAAAGACAGCCGAGATTCTCAGTGAAGCAACTCCCGGTCAAGTCTACGAAGTAGATACAAAGAAGAATGATGCAGGTTATTGGGATTGGCTTAATCCTCGTCTGAGTTCTGAAGATGTTAGTTCAGGTAGTGCAGCCACTCCGGCTCCAAGCCGCGGAAATAGTTCTCCCGAGCCAAGTCGTTTTGAGAGTGCTGAAGAGCGTGCTAAAAAGCAAGTGTACATTGTACGGCAAAGCTCTCTGTCTAACGCCGTAGAGACGCTGGCAGTAGGCTCCAAAGCTGCTCTTGATCCTAAGAAAGTAATTGAAGTTGCTCGGCTGTACGAAGCGTACGTGTTTGACACAGCTATTGAAGAACCAGCACAAGCAACTAAAGCGTCAGAATTTACTGACGACGATATCGCTTTTTAAGTAACGCGGTCACGAATGTTCCAAGGCAGGCGAGTTAGACTCCAAATCTGACTGGGGGAGTTCGATTCTCTCCGTGACCGCCAAGGATTATCATGGAAATATTTGTTTTTGGATCAAATTTAATGGGAATTCATGGCGCAGGCGCAGCTAAACATGCTGCAAAACATTACGGAGCTAAGCCCGGACATGGCGCTGGACGTACAGGAAATGCTTATGCTATTCCAACTAAACGCCATCCGTATGAAACATTATCACTAGATCAAATTAATGCGTTTGTAAAGCAGTTTATTTCGTATGCAAAAGGGCATCCTGAACTAGATTTTTTAGTCACTCCAATTGGAACAGGTCTAGCTGGATATAAATTAGAAGATATAGAACCAATGTTTCAAGATGCTCCTCCTAATTGCAAAAAAATTTGGAAACATGAAAAATGAAGATTACTGATGAATATGTAGAATTTATTACTACAACCGGAATAAAAACTAGAATTTATAAGAAAGACAATCCAAGTTTATATTTTTGTATGGGTATAAATTCTGATGATGGTGTTCCTTTTGGTTCAAATCAAAAATATATCCAAGAAGATTATTCAGTATATCAAGAAGATTACTAATGAAAACTTTTAATGATTGGTCTTGTTTAGGATTTAAAATTAAAAAAGGAAGTAAAGCTCATTGGATAGATGGCATCCCTATGTTTGATAAAACTCAAGTTACTAAAGTAACATATCCAAAAGAAAAGGGAAGTTACAAAACTTGTTCTCCATATGATGCCCCATCATATTTATGGGAATCAATCAATGGAAATGATTTTGATGATTATATAGATCTATGAAAACAGCACCAATAACAGTTGAATATCTTGACCACATGGGAACAGATTTAGATGTTTGTAATGCTGCCCGAGTGTCGTTTGCTAAAGAAAGTCAATGGGATTACACTAACTCTCGTTGTGTAGATGAAAATTTTAATCCTATTCCAGAGCACAGTGAAAAAGCTCTTTCTGAGCAAGATCAGAAACTAATCAAGTACCTTGCCGAGCACAATCACTGGAGTCCGTTCTCACACTGCTACCTTAAGTTCCGAATCAAAGCACCTATCTTTGTAGCTCGACAACTGCAAAAACACACAGTAGGACTTGCGTGGAACGAAATAAGCCGTCGGTACGTAGATTCTGAACCTGAGTTTTATTTTCCGGATACTTGGAGAGCTAAAGCAGAGAATGTAAAACAAGGAAGTTCTCACACTCCTGTGCAACTAGATGATAACGATCCACTGTATATAGAGCAAACTATTACAGCAAATTTAAATCTGTACAACTATCTTCTTGATATGGGTACGTGTGCTGAACAAGCTCGTATGGTTCTTCCACAAAACACCATCACTGAGTGGATTTGGAGCGGTTCCCTTGCTGCATTTGCTCGTGTAGTCAAGCTGCGTACTGATCCTCACAGCCAGTACGAAACCAGTCTTGTTGCCCACGGAATCAAGTACAGTCTTGTGAATCATTTTCCTTATTCAACGGAGGCACTATTAAAATAATTCCTCAATTTTATTTAGGGCCAATACAATGGCAACTTTTATATGAAGAAGATGGCCAAAACTTTTTAGGAAGAACATCAAAAGATTTTAGTAAAATTTATTTAAACTCTAGTTATCCTAAGCCCACACAGGAACTTACCTTTTGTCATGAATTGGTTCATGCAATTTTATTTTCTATGGGAAAAAAATCAGAAGACCATAATGAAGAGTTTGTGGAAGGGTTTGCTCACTATCTATACCAGTACCTAAAACAATATGAAAGCCCTAATTGACGCTGATACGCTGTGCTACGCTGCTGCTGTAGTGTGTGAAGAAGAAAGTCAAACATCGGCACTAGACACAGTATATTCTTCTGTTACAGAACTATTGCTTGATCTTCCAACTTGTGATATAATTAAGTTCTATATCACAGGGCAGAGTAACTTTCGTAAAGATCGCTATGACTGGTACAAAGCAAACCGAAAAGATACACCCCGCCCTAAACACCTGACTGCTTGTAAAAGATTTCTTGAGAAAGAGTTTCAAGCCACTTGGTCCCACAACCAAGAAGCCGATGACGATATCGGAATTGAAGTATTCCGTGAGCCTGATGTTCCGTGCGTCATTGCTCACGTTGATAAAGACCTTGATCAGTTTCCGGGAACGCACTACAACTTTCGTAAGAAACTATTTTATGAAGTAAGTGAAGACCAAGCTAAAAAGTGGTTTGTTCATCAACTAGTTCTTGGAGATCGATCAGATAATGTAACAGGATTTGACGGAATTATTCGTAACGATTACGTCAAGAAGCACTTGTACATTAAAGAAACTATTGAACAGGAGGATGACTGGATGGAAAACCTGCGCTTTGTGTGGGATCTATACAACCACCACGATCGAGCTGACATGTTTCACGATAATGCAGACTGCCTCTGGCTCCTCAAAGAACCAGATAAGAATTGGAAATCTCTTGAGATCCAAATTTGAAGAGCAAGTATCAAAAAAGTATCCGGAGTTAGGATACGAACAAGACAAGCTCAGTTACACCGTACCTGCCAAGAAACGCACATACAACCCAGACTGGACTGTACGTCCCGGAGTGTTTATTGAAACTAAAGGCAAGCTTGATCGAGAAACAACAGAAAAAATGATTCTCGTTAAAAAGCAAAACCCCGACGCAACTATATACATCCTCTTTCAACGAGGCAGTAACAAGATTCGACGGGGTTCAAAAATGACGTACTTAGACTGGGCTGAAAAAAACGGGTTTGAAGCAGCGTGCTGGCAAGAGACTCGTGGAGAAATCCCCCCACATTGGTTGGAGAATAATAATAATGACGACTAAAACTGTATTTGTTGTACTAGAACGCACCCCACTGTTCTTTCTTGAAGAAGAAATGCAAAATCTCACTGACGGAGAAGTAGAAATCAGCCAAGAATTTTACGAGGCATATCTTCAGATTGAGAACGATTTCCGAGTACTACAAGAAGCTTTGTTCAACATGTATCTAGAGACACAACGAGCCGCACAAGATGCTAATCCGCTTGTACCCGAAGATGATGATGAAGATCTACTTAACCCTGTGCACGATTCCCGGACACTTCAGTGAAACATTTCCTGCTTCCTGATTGTCAGGTAAAGCCCGGAGTACCTCTTGACCATCTTACTTGGGCCGGGAGGTACGTTGCCGAGAAAAAGCCTGATGTTATTGTGTGTATTGGAGACTTCGCTGACATGGAGTCTCTTTCTTCGTACGACGTAGGTAAGAAAAGCTTTGAAGGTCGATCATACAAAGCAGACATTGATGTAGCTCACAAAGCTATGAAAATGTTTCTTGATCCTATCATTGAGCTTCAACAACAACAACGTCGTAACAAAGAAAAGATTTACAAACCACGCCTTGTTCTTACTTTAGGAAACCATGAACAACGTATTCCACGTGCTATCGACGCTGATCGCAAACTCGATGGACTCATTTCTATTAAAGATCTCCCGTATGGAAATTGGGAAGTTTATCCGTACCTTGAACCTGTGGTCATTGATGGTGTTTGCTATTCCCATTACTTCACTTCTGGTCAGCTTGGGCGTGCTTGTATATCTGCTAGGCAAATCCTAACCAAGAAGCACATGTCGTGCGTTGCAGGTCACCAGCAAGGCCGTGATATTGCGTACGCTCAACGGGCTGATGGTAAGCACATGACTGCTCTTATTTCTGGATCGTTTTACCAACACGATGAAAACTACCTAAATCCTCAGACTAACGAAGTGTGGCATGGTGTTTGGATGCTCAATGACGTGGTCGACGGTAGCTTCGACGAATTACCAATCAGTATGTCTTATCTGCGAAAGAAATATGGATAAGAACGTAGAAGCAGTAGTTGAGCGCATACTACAGCGCGCTGATCGTGGGTTGCGTAAGTAGGGAGTAACTACGGAGAGAAAAGATCTTTCTGTGGAAGAATGGCTTACGCACCTACAAGAAGAACTTATGGATGGTTGTATCTACATTGAAAGACTAAAGCGTGAGATTATCTGATTACCAATTCTGGACCCGCCAAACAGCTATTTATAACCCAGACAAAGCACTAGAGTATCTCGCTCTAGGTCTTGCAGAAGAAGCTGGAGAAGTTGCCGGTAAATTAGCAAAGAAAATTAGAGACGGCGCGTGGCATCAAGAAGCGTTTGAAAAAGAACTCGGGGATGTCTTTTGGATGCTTGTACGACTGTGTGATGAACTTGGGATTAACTCTGAAAACATACTGGATCAAAACTATGAAAAACTATCTTCGCGGGCTGCTCGCGGTGTTCTTTCTGGCTCTGGCGACGAGCGCTAGTGCAAACGACCGTACCCGAGAGTGTCAAAGTAAGGCTCTTTTCTCCAAGGATATTGTCACGGCTAAATATGCCGGAGCTACTTGGCAAGAAGTACAAACTGCTGTACAATATGGGATGAACCGTCCTGAGTACGCTCATCTAACTAAGCAAGACAAAGCTGAAGTAGAAGTACAAGCAATCATTTCATATCACTCAAAGCTGTCTCCTGAAGAACTTTTTGATGATGTGATGTACAAATGTCTAAAGGGAAATAATGACACTTGAAACTATTCTGGCTACTACTCTTCTACCTGCTGGTATTGATCTTATTAAGTCCCTTTTTGGAGGGATAGGACGTAAGATTGGTGGCGTGTCGGTAGATGATCAAATTAAACTTGAAGAATCTGGAGTCAACCGCCTTAAAGCTGTAGCAGAACTGGATAATCCATATGGAGCACCTTCACAGTGGGTGGTTGATCTTCGCGCCTCATTTCGCTACGTCGCTGCTGGTGCTCTTATCCTTGCTGGAATGGGTATTGCAGCTTACGGCGCGTCGTTAAAAGATGCCACAATCTTTGCAGCAGGGCTTGAAACTGCTGGCTCACCTTTCTTCTTTATCTTCGGTGAGCGCATGTGGGTGGGTCTAAAAGGGAACTTTAAGTGATGAATTATTCTCAATACCTGTTAATTAAATTAGCAGAAGAAGCTTCTGAAATTGCTCAGGTTGCATTAAAAACCGCGCAATTTGGGCTAGACGAAATATACCCTAATTTAACAGAAACTAATGCAGAAAGAATTTATAGTGAGTTAAATGACCTTGCTGCTATTGTAATTATGTTAAATAATGATGAATCTCCTTTTGATTTTTCGTTAGATTTTACTAAAATGGCTGCTAAACAAGAAAAAGTGTCTAAATATTTACAATATAGTGTAGACTTAGGGCACGTAACTCTTTTTTAAAATGACTCTCAAGAAAGATCTTCCAAAAGATCCAAAAGACAAACGCCTCACAAAACGGGGTGTGTTGTACAAACACCTAAGTAAAGAATGGCAACAACAAATAAAAGAATTTAAAAAGAAACCTAATGGAAATTAATCGTTTTAAAAACTCACTAGCACAGAATGTCTTCAAATTCAAGTATGCCCAAGGACCAAGCGACACTTGGGATGCCCTCGCAGATCGGCTTGTTGAAGATGTCTGTGGTACTCGATGGGGAACAGATCGACCACTCCTCTCTCCCGGAGATTGTAAACAACTTGCTCACTATATTAAAACTTTTCAATTCGTGCCCGGAGGCCGCTATCTTTATTACGCAGGTCGGACTGCGAAGTTTTTCAATAACTGCTACCTTCTCCGAGCAGAAGAAGATACACGAGAAGAATGGGCAAACGTAACGTGGCGAGCTATGTCTTGCCTTATGACTGGTGGAGGAATTGGAATTGACTACTCAAGACTGCGGCCCGCGGGAAGAACTTTATCGCGGACTGGAGGTGTGGCTTCCGGCCCACTACCACTCATGTCAGCAATTAATGAAATTGGCCGAAATGTCATGCAAGGGGGATCAAGGCGCTCCGCGATCTATGCTTCGCTTAATTGGCAACATGAAGACATCCCTTTATTTCTTGGAGCAAAAAATTGGTCGCCTGAAGTCCGAGAACTAAAGAGTAAAGACTTCAACTTCCCTGCCAATCTTGACATGACTAACATCAGTGTCAACTATGATGATGCTTGGGGATTTGATCCTAACAATCCCGTGTTTCTGCAAAACGTACGACAGGCAATGGAAACTGGAGAACCGGGATTTAGTTTCAACTTTGGAGATAAGCAAAATGAGACGCTTCGGAATGCTTGTACTGAAGTTACGTCTGAGGATGATTCTGACGTATGCAATCTTGGCTCTGTCAATCTCGGCAATATTAGTAGTTTGGCGGAGTTCCAAGAAATTGTTGATCTTGCGTCTAAGTTCCTTGTATGCGGAACGCTACGGGCCGAACTACCTTACGACAAAGTATATAAAGTTCGGGAAAAGAACCGTAGGCTTGGACTTGGACTCATGGGTATCCACGAATGGCTTCTCAAACGTGGACAGAAATACGAAGTAACTCCAGAACTACATGAATGGTTAAAAGTATATGAACGAGAATCCGAACGAGCTGCTAACGAGCATTGTGAGAGATTGTATATCAGCAAGCCAGTTGCTTACCGGGCCATCGCCCCAACTGGCTCAATTGGAATTCTTGCTGGCACTACAACGGGAATTGAGCCACTATTCGCTGTGGCTTATAAGCGACGCTATCTCACTGAAGGAACAAAGTGGAAGTACGAGTTCGTCGTTGATTCTACCGCCGACCTCCTAATCCGAGAGTATGGCCTCAAACCAGAAAACATTGACACAGCGTACAAACTAAGCCATGACTATGAACAGCGAATTAAATTCCAAGCGGACATTCAAGATTACGTTGACATGTCAATCTCATCTACCATTAACCTCCCATCTTGGGGCAGTAAAGGTAACTCCGAATCTGACGTTATACGGTTTGCTTCTACGTTGGCACAATATGCTCCGAGGCTGCGTGGATTCACGTGTTATCCAGATGGAAGTCGTGGAGGTCAACCCATCACCGAAGTAGATTATAACGAAGCGATTCAACACAAAGGTGTTATCTTTCAAGAGAATGATATTTGTGAAATTTCAAATCGTGGTGGAAGCTGTGGATCATAATGCCCTATCCAAAACAAGATCTTTTTGAAAGGTTTCACAAAAAGTACATTCCAGTTCCTGAAACTGGGTGCTGGTTGTGGATAGGACCGGGAAATAGGCATGGAAATCTTAAAATTTGGAATGATGGAAATCCTTATTATGTTTCAGCACATAAGTTATCATTCCAGCTTCATGTAGGAGAAATTCCAAAAGGAATGCTAGTATTGCATACTTGTGACGTTGAAGGGTGTGTTAATCCAAAACATTTGTATTTAGGAACAAATTCTCAGAATCAAAAAGATAGATTTTCTAGGACAAAGAGATTTAAAAGAGATACCCAAACCGGAAGATTTTTACCTAACCTATAAAAGAGAACGGCCCCAATTACGGGGCCGTTTTTTTTTTAACCTTCTCGCATCAATTTAACCAATCGTTTAGATCGGTTACCAACCTGTTTGTACCACAACGAATTCTCCATTCCTCGGGCAGCATCTTCCCACCGCCCTTCATTAACAGCCTTCAGAGTATTAACAAACTTAGCAAGCTTGGTGTAACCAAGATTGAAAGCTA